AAATTAAGTGGATAAAAGAGGGTGATTGATGAACGAATTTGAAATATCTGACAATAAGGTAGATAGAAAAAGTTGCCCCCATCACGCTACCATTACTATGAAAATAGACATTAGAAAGATGTATGATGATGGAAGTCTTGATAATCAAGTAATTGGTAATCGTTTATTATCACGATACGGAATATCTAACAAAGCACAAATATGTATTTCTGGAGCGTCGGAAGCAGACTGTATCAGGATACTAAAAGAAAAACTGGAGAAATTAAATGGCTAGATGGGAAAACGAAGACGTGTCTGATTTAAATTTACCAGACCCACAAGTTACTAAAAAGAAATTCTACGGATCTAAAGGCTCAGAAACAGAAGAAAAGAATTCATTTGCGATGCTTTCAGACGTAGGAAAAAGTCAGTCGTATTATATCCTTTATGATAGAGCAGAAATTATTGATGCGTATAACGATAGATTTACAAGATCATCTTCCAAAACGAGAAAGTTTAAGAAGGTTTCAAAAGAGTGTTTTGATTTTTATATGAAGTATTTGAAAACTAAAAATACTTTGTATTTCACAAGAGCCAGAAGATTAATAATGGAGAAATAAAATGAAAAAAGGTCCGCTTTCAAAAGCTGAAAAATACTATATTGAAAACAATGCAGGGTCAGAGTTAAGCGATTTAGCCAAGGATCTTGATAGATCAGAGGTTTCAATTTCAAAACACCTAAAGACTATTAAAATTAAAGATGAGCAAGTTTTAGACTCTTCTAGTCTATATGTTAGAGACTCTAATAAAGTCGCCACCATTATGACAGAAGCTGCTTCTATGGCGGCAGACGAGTCTAGAAAAAAGACATCTCCACCTGAAAAATATAGAGGCATAATTCACAAGATTAAGGAGGACTAATATGATTTGCACAAAAAGAGATGGCTACATGAGAAGACTTATCATGGAGGATCTCATGATTAGTTGGATTGTAACACTTTCTAATGGTGAACGAGTTTATGGCGATTACGATAGGCCAAATCTATCAAATCCTTGGACAAGATTATCAGATTACTGCAAAGATAACGATGTTATTCCTACCAAAATAGAACTTCATATGTTTGGCGCTCCTGCTAAGGTTTTCTTTGAAAATCCTGATGGCTTAGACGGCCTAGCGGTCATGAGAGGAATAGCAAAAGATCAGGCTATGGACGGCAGTCATTCTACCTCTTTTCAAACCTTGACAGTGTGTTTACTAAGAGATGATTGCTCTGGAATAGATGTCGCAAAATATACTTGGCCTTACAACCAATTTGAAAAAGCTAAGTCTGTTAGATCTGTCACAGAAGACAATATAAAATATATGATATTTAAAAATGACTCCGAAAAAATCAAACACCAAGAAATACAGAAGTATATCAACGAGGCAGCCGTGTAATGCTGCCCAGTATTGCGCGGAATTGGTTTGTATTAGGAAAAGAGAGAGAGACAACAAAGGTAGTCTTGAATTTAAATTCTGGAACAAATCACAGAAGGAAGAGTATGAAACTCAAATAAGATTAGCATCTAAGCTAATTAAGAAATATGGAGAGAAATCTTTAGTTTCTTATCTAAATGGCCCAAGCGGTAGAAATGTTTACTCCTTGGGTTTTTTACACCAATCTAAAAAGTTTGTCTTAATTACTAGGTTTGTTGAAGAAGGTGTTGCAAAACGTCAAGAAGAACTTAAAATAGAAGAAAGTAAACCTAAAAAAATTATTGAGATAGCGGAAGACAAAGAGTATAAACCTAGAAAAAGAAACAAGAAGAAAACGTTAATGTCAAAACTTAGGAGCGATGATGGCAAGAAAAAAGACACCTGAATACTTAAAGAGCCAAATCAAGGAATATGGCAATATAATTAAAACTGGTACAGAGGTACTGAAAGAAAAGAGCGATTACAAAGTTATATCTATTAGTCCCGCTATTGATATCGCGCTGGGCGGTGGGGTTAGAGAAGGGTGTTGGGTTACTCTTACGGGCGACCCCAAGAGCGGTAAAACAACAACCGCTATGCAGATTGCAACCAACTGCCAAAAAGAAGGTAGGCCCGTTATCTATTTAGACGCAGAGGGCCGTCTTAAAGATATGAATTTTCAGGTAAATGATTTTGATCCTGAAAAAATAGAGGTTATTGCTCCAGAAGACAAACCTTTGCCAGCAGAAGAATTTTTAGAAATGGCCTATAAGATGATGAGCCACCCAGACTATCAAGGAGCGGTTCTTATTATCGACTCCATATCTTCTCTTATTCCCGCTAAAGAATTAGATGGAGATTTTAGTCCGGGGCGAGCAGGACTACCAAAGATTCTTTCTATCTTTACAAAAAAGATTGGACAACTCCTACCAAGGCAGAGGGGTCTTGTTATCGCTATAACGCATTATATTGCAAACACGGGAGGGTTTGGCAAAGCAAAACTTTCTGATGGCGGTAATAAAATTCAATATCAAGCAGATACAAGAATGGAGATTGCTGGCGGCGGAGAAAAGACGCCAGCAATAAAGCCTTGGGAAGACGCTAGCAAAAATAGAATTGGTCAAGTTGTCAACTGGAAAATTATTTGTTCTTCTATGGGGCCGCCGGGAGGACAGGTTCAAAGTTACATTAGGTACGGTCATGGTATAGATTCAACTCAGGAGGTTCTTCAGTTGTCGCTAGACTTAGGACTTATTGACAGATCCGGGGCTTGGTTTTCTTGCCCATTCTTAGAAATGAACAAAGAACTTGCTAAAGAAATTGATCCAGATTTAGACGTAGAAGATCCTGAAAAACTTACTAAGGCTTTTAAGTTTCAGGGACAAGACAAGGTTTATAGTTTTCTAAACAGAAATACTAAACTTGTAAAGGCTCTAGAGACGATGATTAAAGAGGCTTTGGCTTGAAAGTAATCGGGCTAGATGACCGAGAGTATAGCTGGAACCCTAAATCTGGGGGAGGCAAGAGATCAAAGCTTCACCAAAAAGCAAAGAAAGTTCTTGACTCTTGCTTTCCTCATGATAGAATACTAGAGGAGGTCAGCCTACCGGGAACCAGAACTGTAAAAAATAAATCTTTAAGAGCAGACTTTTACATACCCAACAGAACCTTAGTCGTAGAAGTTCATGGGCAGCAGCATTTTAAGTTCAATAGTTTTCACTTTAAAGATAAGTTATCATTTTTTAGAGCGCAAGCTAGAGATAGAAATAAGATAGAGTGGTGTAATATAAACGACATAAGGATAGTACAATTGAATTACAACGAGGATATAGATGAGTGGCGAAACAAGATTGAATGAATTTCTACAATCTATTGAAGATTGGAAAAGTTCTAAATATTTAGCAGAGGTACAACCCCCAGAGGAAGCTTCTATAGCTCTAAATTCTGACTTTAATACTATGAAATCTTGGAGCGCGGAAACTTGCAATATGTATGCTTTTAAGCTCTACGCCTATGCAGAATATATTGAAACAGAAAGAGTTAAAGAAAAAAACACTTTAGACTGGGCAGAATCTTCTATTTGGTTTATAATAGGTAGCACAATGAACCAATACGGCGGCCAATATTCCAAATGGCAGGAGAAGTATTTCTCTGCCGTAAAAGAAAACCCTCTAGCTGCGGAGATACTAAAGATCAAAAATCATGCAGAAGCTAGAGTAAGAACACTAGAAGGTAAAAACAATAGAGTAATTAAGATGGCAGAAATATTGACTAATATGGCTAGGAGAAAACAATGAGCGAAGATTTGGTACAACAAGTTTTGAAAATGATGACAGAAGAACAAAAAGCTGAACTTATAAGCAAGCTTTCAAAGACAGACGAATTACGAGACGTTAACAAAGTGCGGCAAGAGACTCAGCCCCCACAAGAAACAAGAGCGCCAGATGATTTTACCATGACAAGAGAGAAACCCAAACAAAACTCTATACAGGTGGAGGTTAAGAAAAGAGAGAACCTTTTTACAGATGATGGAGTAGAACATAAAGACGAGCAAAATGTCACGCCACAAATATCGCTGACAGAAAGAAAAAGACCACCAGTTAAAAAAGTTTCTCAAACATGCTCTTCTTGCAATAAAACCTCAGAAGTGCATCCTACTCATAAAAGAGAAAACTTTATTTGCGATAGTTGCTTGAGGGCAAGGTCCGTATGACAAAGAAAACACTGGAAGATTTAGCATCAGAAAGAGCCGTACTTGCGGCTCTTTGTCAATATGGGCTGGACTGTTATCTAGAAATAGACTTTGTAGATGCGGATCATTTTACGGACGATATGAATCAACTCTTGTTTCATTGTATCCATAAGTCTGTTTCAGAAAATTCTAAAGTAGAACTTGCGTCTATACTGTCTGCTGCAAATAGCTTGGGTGTACATGAGTCTATCAACAATAAGCAAGAGATATCATTTATACGATCTCTGTTTAACTTTCCTATACATAAAGAAAATGCAAAGTCTCACGCCGTAAAGATAGCTAAACTTAAACTCGCAAGAGATTTAAAGAAAACACTTAAAGCTTGTGAGAAAGAGCTAGATGCTACTAATGGTGACGAAGATGTGATGGATCTCATTTCCAAAGTGGAAGCACCGATATTAGACGCTACGGCAGATATATATCAATCTTCAAACAAAAAGACCGAAATTATTGGTGAAGATATTGATGACTATATTGAATATCTTTCTGAGAATGTGTCTGATAACGTAGGAATACCTACCGGTTTTCCTAGATACGATGCGGCAATAGGCGGCGGATTAAGAAGAAAGTGTGTTGATCTTATTGCGGCGCGCCCAAAGGTGGGTAAATCTATGTTTGGAGATGCTGTAGCTATGAACGTATCTAGAATAGGCGTGCCGGTACTAATGCTAGACACAGAGATGAGTAAAGAAGATCATCTAAATAGAATGCTTGCAAATCTTAGTGGCGTTGATATTAACAAGATTTCTACTGGCAAATTTACAGAAAACCCGCTAGAAAAAGAAAAGGTAGAAAAGGCTGCTCAAGAACTTAAAGATATACCTTACCACTATATTAGTATTGCTGGTCAATCTTTTGAAAATATATTGGCGCTCATGAGAAAGTGGATTTATCAACATGTAGGTTTCGACGAGGCTGGCGTCACAAACGACTGTCTAATTGTTTACGATTATTTGAAGCTGATGGGTTCAGAAGGTATTAGTAGTTCTATGCAGGAATACCAAGTGCTTGGTTTTCAAATAACTCAACTGCATAACTTTATGGTTAAGTATGATGTGCCTTGCTTGAGTTTTGTGCAGCTAAATAGAGACGGTATAACCAAGGAGTCTACGGACGTAGTATCAGGCTCAGACAGGCTTATATGGCTTTGTACGAGTTTCTCTATCTTTAAAATGAAATCAGAAGAAGAGATAGCGGAAGATAAAATAGAGAACGGAAACAGAAAATTAGTTCCTGTTGTTGCTAGACACGGTTGCGGCTTAGATGACGGCGACTATATTAGTATGAACATGTTTGGAAGCATAGGAAAATTAGCAGAGGGAAGAACTAGAAATGAATTGCATAATAGCGCAAGAGCGAGAGAAGAGGGGTTTGAAATAAATGAAGAAATTGACTCAGAATCAGATATTGACACTGTGTGACAAGCTTGCGGAAAACATACCAGCCCTTTTAGAGCATTTTGAAATCGACTCAATAGAATATCCTAACAGATATTCTTTCCCATGTCCTGTTCATGGTGGCGATAGCGTAGAGGGTTGTAGTATATTCACGGACGGAGATACAGCTACGGGAAACTGGAGATGTTGGACAAACCAATGTCATGAAGATTATCAAAGTAATATATTTGGATTTGTTAGAGGTATACTATCTTACAATGAAGGTAAAGATCTTCCTTTAAATAGTGTGTATAATTTCTGTCTTGAATTTTTAAAACTGGACGAATCTAAACTAGAGATAAAAGAGCAAGACACAAAAAAAGAAGTCAAACTACTAGAGATATTTGAAAGAAAAATAGAAAGACAAACCAGTAACATTTCTAGAAAACAAATACAGTCTACAATAAGTATACCGGCAGACTATTATATCGGTAGAGGATATAGCGAAAAAACCCTAGAGACATTTGATATAGGAACATGTTTTGCAAAAAATAAGCCAATGGCCGGAAGAGTTGTTGTCCCTATTTACGATGAAGACTATAACTATGTAGGATGTGTAGGTAGATCAATTGATGATAAATTACAACCTAAGTGGCTACACAGCAAAGGATTTAAGAAGAATGTTCTCTATGGATTTAACATCGCAAAAAGCTTCATGGGAGACAAGGGTGTTCTATTCATTCTAGAAGGGCAGGGCGATGTTTTAAGAATGTATGAAGCAGGATTTAAAAATTCCGTTGGTATTTTTGGCGCCAGTATCAGCGACGACCAGCTACTATTATTAGAAAGAAGCGGAGCTTTAAACTTAGTAATATTAACAGACTATGACGAAGCTGGCAAAAGGGCCGCTGATCAAATTGTAAAAAAATGCGGAAGAAGATTTAATTATTACAGGCCGCAAATTTCTAAAAAAGACATTGGTGAAATGACGATTAACCAAATTCACGAAGAGCTTAACCCACAATTAGAGAAGGATAACTTAATATGACGACTAGAATTCTAGCCTTTGCCGGAAACAAACAGTCTGGTAAAACAACATGTAGCAATTTTATACACGGCTACCAGCTTAGATCTCACAATATAATTAGTGATTTCAATATTACAAATAAGGGTGAGCTTGTTGTTGGAACAGAATTTATAGACTCTAAAGGAGAAAAGGAGCAGGGACACGCGCTACTAGATGTAAAAAGGGTAGACTTAGAGTTTTCTGAATGGGCTGTTTACAATATGTGGCCTTATGTCAAAAGTTATTCTTTTGCGGACCCTCTAAAAAATATCGCTACAGAGTTGTTTGATATCAAAGAAGAAAATATTAGAGGTACTGACATACAGAAAAACGCTAAGATACCTATTACTTGGGAGTCTATGCCCGGAGTTATAACCTGTCCCAAGACCGCAAAACTTACACAGGTTAAAAAACTTATAGATAACGGTAACTTGATGTATCATAAAAAAGGTAAAATGACAGGTAGAGAGTTTCTTCAATTTTTCGGATCGGAAGTTTGTAGGAAGATTTATGAAGAAATTTGGGTCTCTAGACTTATTAAAGACGTAGAAACAGAAGGGCCGCTACTGGCTGTAATTGACGACTGTAGATATCCCAACGAATCGGAGGCTGTACAAAATGCTGGCGGCAAAGTTGTTAAGCTAACAAGATCAAATTATAACGATTCTCATAAAAGTGAAAACGCATTTGATAAAGACTATGAGTTTGACGCTGTTATAGATAATCAAAATATGTCTATCCAAGAAACGCATGTTGAATTGATGAAGGCTATTGAAGAATGGGGGTGGCTAGGAGCGCCCATAACTTCTGAGACGGAGGCTAACGATGAGCCTCACGAAGAACCTGTTCTAGTGGGCGGTATTCATCAATTTAGAGATGCGAAATGATAGTAACATATATCAGATCTTCTAGCTATGGTAATTATGATTTTTGCCAAATGCAGTATTTTATGACTTATGTTTTAGGATATAGGTCCGAATCTGGCAAAAAGGCGCAGCTAGGAACCGCCTGTCACAAGGTTATGGAATGTCTTGCCGCCTGCACAAAAGACGTGCAAGATAATCCAGCAGATAAAAAAACCCCAAGATGTACTGTAGACGATGCTCTTGGAGAAGTTAGCTTTACCGAGACAAAGCTGAAAACTAAAAAGTTTGTAGCGCAGCTAATGAAAGACAGCTATGAACACTATACTTCGCAGGATAGTCACAAGTATTATCCTGCTGATTTCAAGTTTTGTGAGAAGCAAGTCGAGACGGCACTTACTTTTAATGATGGTCAATTTGATCCAAGAAATAGAAATATAGTTGATACAGAGCCAACATTCGATATTGAGATAGAATAAGATTGGGCTAAGTATGAATACGAAATGCCAGACGGAACTATCATCACTGGCAACTTAGCCATTAAAGGAACTATTGACCTAGTTACCAAAATAGACGATAACATAATCGAGGTGGTAGACTGGAAAACAGGACAAAGGAAGAATTGGGCTACGGGCGAAGTAAAAACATATGAAAAACTTCTTGACGATGCGCAGTTGCTATTGTATAATTATGCTATATCAAAACTTTATCCAGACTATGAACAAGCTATTATGTCTATCTTCTTTACCAGAGACGGCGGCCCGTTTAGTATGTGTTTCGACAAATCGGACCAAGACAGATTTTTGGAAATGCTTAGAAAAAGATATGAAGAAATTAAAGACAACATTAAGCCTAGACCGATTAGTAGTAGTCGTAGGGATTTCAGATGTCAAAAACTTTGTCACTTTTATAAAAACAATTGGCCGGGAACAAACACTACAATGTGCGAGTATGTAGAACAAAAACTTCATACTATAGGTCATGAAAAAACACTTAAAGAATGTACTAATGAAGGTTTCAACATAGGATATTACGAGGCTCCCGGATAATGGCAGAATTAATTGATTTAAATAACGAGTTTCATTTAGGAAATAAATTTACGCTAGATGTCGCTAGTAAATTTAGCGAAATGCTAGATGACAAGTATAGGGTCATAGTAAAGTACGATGCGCAAGATATGCCAAAGTTTGGCAACGATAAATTTAATATTTTGATATCTACATCAAGAGAAAATCACCAAGTACCAGAAGGGTTTTTTGAAGATAATGTATTCTTAATATTTCAACACTATCATGTACTTGATAGATGGGAGCATTGTTTAGATACACCCCTAACATTTCCTATGCCCTTGGGTCCATTTAGAGACATATATAAAGAGATAGAAATAAAACCGCTTTCGCAAAGAAAATACGACTTTGTTTTTATAGGACAACTTCCCAAAACGGGAACAAGAGATTCTTTCAAGCGGGGGCTTGACAAGCTTGTAGAAGAAAATTCTGGTAAGTTTAAATATAGAATTGAATTTACTGATGGATTTAGTAAAGGTCTAGAACCAAAAGAATATATGGAACTTTTAGCAGACTCTAGGTTGTCATTATGTCCCGCAGGAGCCTACAGTATGGAAACATTCAGATTTTTTGAATCCACGCTCATGGGCGCCATACCAGTTGTAGACAGGCTTCCAAGGTTCTGGTATTATGAAGAGGCTTCATTTTTCAAAGGTGCTTGGGATGTGCTTGATAACACATTGTCAAAATCTTTGAATTATCTACAAACTGGAGATTGTAGAAAGATGCTTCAAGGACTGGCTATGTATAATAATGACGTGTTAAATGTCGATGCTCTAGCTTCTAGAATGAGGCAAATTGTAGATCAAAGACATGCAAATATAGAATCTTCTAGCGAATATCTTAAAGGTTTAAGGAACTTTTTGAAAAATGAATTGGACTCCGATCAACTGTAAAACTCACTTTAGTCTACAACAAGGCTTTTGTAAAACGGATAAGCTAGCAAAGAGATGCGCTGATTATGGATACACCGCTTGCGGTATAGCCGATCTTGGCACTATCTCTGGCGCTGTAGAGTTTCATCAAGAGTGTAAAAAGCATAATGTAAAACCTGTAATCGGATGTGAGTTCGACGGGTTTCTCCTTTACGCAAAAAATAAAGATGGCTGGTTTGATTTGGTTAAATATGTATCAAATCAAAATGTAGATGTTTTAAAAGAGATAGCTGACAATGGCAATGTGCTATGTGTTACCCCAAAGAAAAACGGATTTGCTAAGATATTTAAATCTAATCACGTTAAAATGGATTACGCTCAGGAGGCTATCTACTACGTTGACAAAGATGATGCAGACTGTCACAGGATCATGCTATGCAGTAAACTTAAAAAGACTCTTGCCAAGCTAGAGGGCGTGGATCATGAGTTTTCAGAATTTTTTGACGGGGACGATAGATGGTATTTACCAGATATGACACAGTTATCAATAGGTCACGAAATTGAAAAAAGATGCGAAGAGTATGAGCTTACAGGACCGCCCATGCTCCCAGACTTTGACTGCCCCAAAGGGTTTGATCAAAACGAATACTTAAAAGAGCTTTGTCGTCATGGCTGGAAGAAGAAATTAATTCCTGCAAAAAAGGTTTATTTAGATGTAGATAAACAGGAATACCTTAATAGAGTTAAAACAGAACTAGAGGTTATTTTTGGCGCTGGTCTTTCTGGGTATTTTTTAATTGTGCAAGATATTGTAAACCATGTTAAGGATAAAGGATGGATAGCGGGTCCGGGAAGAGGGTCTGCGGCAGGATGTTTGGTATCGTACCTGCTAGGAATTACAGAGGTAGACCCTATTGAATATGGGTTAATTTTTGAAAGGTTCTACAATGAAGGAAGAAATACGGACGATTATATTTCCCTTCCCGATATTGATGTAGACGTTCCTGCGGAACATAGAGATGAAGTTATCGACTATATCAAAGAAAAATATGGTCAAGAAAATGTTTCTCAGATGATTACATTTGGTAGACTACAAGGAAGATCTGCACTAAAAGAAGTTTTAAGAATCAGCGATGCCGTGTCGTTTTCTGAAATGAATGAGATAACAGATTGTATTCCAGACGAAGCTATGATATCTGACCAATTAGAGTTGATGGACAAAGAAGATAGGTCTATAATAAGGTGGGCATTAGAAAACGAGTCTGATAATCTTAACGGATGGTGCAAGGTCAACGAAGAAGGTAAACTAGAGGGTGAGCTTGCGAAGTTTTTTGAACAGGCTATTAAGATTGAAGGTACAAATAAATCACAAGGTAAACATCCTGCCGGTGTTATTATATCAAAACACAGACTTAAAGATGTCTGCCCCATGATAAAAGATGCTACAGGCAAGGATATAGCAGGTTTTGAAATGAACGATCTGGAGTCCCAAGGTCATGTTAAATTTGATATCTTGGCTATTGACTTACTAAGTAAAATTATGGAAATAACAAACAAAGGAGAATAAAATGCAAGCCACAACAGAAGACTACAAATCAGTAATATTTTCTGGCTGCTCAATAGAGTCTAACAAAGTTCATATTTGCAATCTAAAAAACTATAGCAAAAGACTTGTTGCAGATAATGAATATCAAGTTTGGTCTGATAGACATAAAGAGTACAAGATATATAAAAACATTGACGATGCGGTTAAGAAATTTATAGAACTAAAAGGAAAACGAGCATGAATTATAGAGATATTATAGTATTTGACTTTGAGACCGGCGGCAGAAATCCTTACACCTGTCAGCCAACTCAGATTGCTGCTGTAGCGATTCATGCTAGAAAGCTCGAACTCCAGCCGGGAGGCACTTTCAATAGCGAGATTAGGCCAATCATAGATGACGAAAAAGCTATTAAGGCTGGCGTTGACCCACTAGAAGAAGAAGCTCTAAAGATCACAAGGAAAACAAGAGACAAGCTAGCAAAAGCGCCGCTGCCTAAAACTGTGTGGGGCAAGTTCTCGCAGTTTTGTGACAAGTATAATTTTAAAAAGACTAGTTATTATGCGCCAATCGCTGCGGGCTACAATATCAATGGCTATGATATGCCTATTGTAGAGCGTATGTGTCAACAATACGGTCCTACTCACTCAAAGAGTGGAAGACAGGGAATATTTAATCCTATTTATACGATTGATGTTATGCAACATATCTATTGCTGGTTTGAAAATAACCAAGATGTTAAAAAATACAATATGGATTATATGCGAGAGTATTTTGGTATGAGTCAAGCCAGCAAAGATAATGCTCATGATGCTTTACAAGACGTAAAAGATACCGCTAATTTAATGATTAAATTTATGAAACTACAAAGAACATTATTGAAAAAGGTTCAGTTTGAAAAAACCTTTGCCAATGGGGAAATTTATGTTTGATATCAACGACTTTCATGATGATAATGTTTGGAATTTAATCTGTGAAGGACGTACTAAAGGTGTTTTTCAGCTTGAATCTAATCTTGGAAAACATTGGGCTAAAAAAGTTAATCCCAAAAGTGTAAATGAATTAGCTGCACTGATTAGTCTAATTAGGCCGGGATGCTTAAAGGCTTATACAGATGGTAAATCTATGACCCAGCACTATGCCGACAGAAAGGCCAATATAGATCCTGTTGTTTATCCTCATGAATCTGTTGAACCTATATTAAAAGAAACTTATGGAGTTCTTGTATATCAAGAACAGTCTATGATGATAGCGCAAAAGCTTGCTGGATTTGATCTCAAGGAGGCTGACGCGCTACGTAAGGCCATTGGCAAGAAGAAGGCAGACCTTATGGAGAAAGTAAAGAAGTCTTTCCTAGAGGGCGCTGAAAGCAAGGGAATAGTTACTAAGGACGTTGCAGAAGAAATTTTCTCTTGGATTGAAAAGTCTAACAGATATGCCTTCAATAAGTCTCACGCTGTTTCTTATGCAATTAATGCGTATTGGAGCGCGTACTGTAAAAATTATAGAACGCTTGATTTCTATACGTCATACCTAAACAGATCGGATAGGAAACCTAAGCCACAGATTGAAATCAAGCAACTTATAATGGATGCGAAGTTTGAAGGCATAGAGGTTTATCCTCCTAGATTACAGTATATGTATACAAACTTTACAGATTCTGATGACAAGATTTATTTTGGTTTAAGACATATCAAAAATGTAGGCACAAAAGAATGCGAGAAAATAGAAGAGCTTATTTCTCAGCACGATGTATCTGAATATAGTTGGATGGATGTTCTTGTTAAGATTATAAACGGATGTAAACTAAACAAAAGAGCCGTAATATCTTTGATTTCTGTAGGCGCTTTCAATGGTGTAAACAATACCAAGCACCGACAGGAAATGCTGTATGAGTTTGACAGTTGGAAAAACCTTTCGGCTAGAGAGCAAAAGTACATAGAAGAAAACTACAATAGTAAGTCTAGCCTTAGTGAAAATATCCAAAGTCTAATTACCAATTTTAAGATTACTTCAAGAAGGGCTACTACAGTTAATGACATTAAAAAATCTTTAGATAATCCCTTTTATGATCTTACTGATAGCGCGGCAACAATAGCGGATCAAGAATTTAAATTTCTTGGTTGCTCCATAACATGCTCAAAAACAGATTATGTCGTAAGTAGCCAAAATTTTATGTGCAAAGATATATCTAAAGGCACTATAAAAGGTAAAGTGATGCTTGCTGTTCACATAAATTCTTTGAGAGAATACAAAACCAAGAAGGGCAAAAGCCCCGGACAGTTGATGGCATTTTTAGCGGTTGAAGATGCTAGCGGCGAGCTTGATTCTGTTACGGTTTTTCCAGAAGCTTATAAAGAATACAAAGATGTTCTCATTGAAGGCAATACTGTTTTAATTAACGGTGAAGTATCAAAAAAAGACAAGACCTCTATAATTATAAACAAAGCAAGTCAAATATGAAAAAAATACTTTTTTGCACGGAAGCTTCTTGGTACGCTACGGGATATTCCGTATATACCAAGGAAGTACTGTCTAGACTATCGCAAGTAGATGATTTTGAAGTAGCAGAATTAGGATGCTATGCAGAAACAGCAGACGCGCAGGATAAAAATTTGCCTTGGAAGTTTTACGGCAATAAACCGAGCGCCAATTCTGCTGAATATGCTGCATACAAATCAAATCCAACTGCCCAGTTTGGGGATCAGTCATTTAATTCTGTGCTTTTAGACTTCAAGCCAGATATCGTCATGGACATTAGAGACTGGTGGATGATGGAGTTTGAACAACGATCTCCTTTTAGAGACTTTTTTCACTGGTCAATTATGCCAACAGTAGACGCAGAACCACAAGCAGATCAATGGATAAATACATACGCATCTGCGGATTCTGTGTTCGCATATTCTGAATTTGGTAGAGACACCATGATTAATCAGTGCGATGACATAAATTTTATAGACATAGCATCTCCTGCGGCGAGCAATCACTTTTGTCCTGCCCCAGATAAATCTGCCCATAAATCCAGTATGGGGGTTTCTCCAGACTGTTTTATTGTTGGAACAGTGATGAGAAATCAAAAAAGAAAACTATATCCAGATCTTATGGCGTCGTTTAGAAAATTCTTAGATCAGACCCAAGACCCCAACGCTTTCTTATATTGTCACACTTACTATCCAGATGTGGGATGGGACTTTCCAAAACTAATTCATGAAAACGGATTAGCTAGTAGGGTTCTCGTAACTTATAAGTGTAAAAACTGTAAAAAGGTTTCAGTAGACTTTTTTCAAAACTCTATCCAAAACTGTCAGCACTGTCAATCTTTAAATAATCACATGGTAGGCATAGCCAATCCAATATCGGATGAAGAATTGGCTAATGTTTACAAGTGTTTTGATATCTATGTGCAATACGCAAATAGCGAAGGGTTTGGTATGCCCCAGCTAGAAGCCGCTAACTCCGCGCTACCAGTAATTTCTGTAGATTATTCTGCGATGTCTTCAGTTGTAAAAAATATTGAGGGTTTTGGTGTAATTCCAAGCTCTTATTACGTAGAGTGTGAAACGGGCTGTAAAAGAGCGATACCCAACAACGAGGCTTTTGTAAATCTGTTAAAACAACTGCATGAGAAAAAGAACTTGTTACCAGAAATAGGCTCCAACACTAGAGATAGAGCATTAGAAAACTATAGCTGGGATAAAGCCGCAGGAGCTTGGGCTAAACATTTTAAAACAATAGAACCAAAAGACCCTTCAACAACTTGGTATTCTCCCCCAAAGATATTTGAACCTGCTAAAGATCTTCCACAGGGATTAAATTCTACGACGGACGCTGTTAATTTTATATTTACAGACATACTTCATAAACCTGAATGGATTGGAGGATATTTATGGAAAAGAGTGCTGAGAGACGTTTCTTTTGGCTATAGGTGTGAAAATATGGATAAGCAATTTTACTTCAATGAGTCTCATATTAAAAATCAAAACAGTAATACGCCATTTTCTATAGGGCAAGCCTGTGAAGAAATGGCTAGTTTTAGAAAACAGCTAAATAATTGGGAACATATCAGGATGCAAAAGATTCAACAGGAGGCGGGTCAATGAAAGTTTTGTACATAGGTAATTATAAGGATGGAACCGGCTGGGCCAATGCCTGCATAAACAACATACTCGCCCTAGATGCTGTTGGGGTAGATGTTGTTCCTCGCGCTATAACCTTTAACAACTCTGCCGGAAGCTGTCCACAAAGAATTTTAGAGCTTGAAGATAATTCAGAAGTTGGATGTGATATTTGTATTCAACATACACTTCCCCATTTATATTCATACAACTCAAAATTCAAAAACATAGGATTTATAGCTACTGAGACTAGTAACTTTATCGAAAGCTCTTGGCAGCACCACGCTAATTTGATGGATGAAATCTGGGTTCCTACAGAATCCTGCAAGAGAGCCTGTATTCAAAGCGGGGTTGTTAAAGACGTAAAGGTGGCTCCACACTCATTGGATACTACTATATATGATTCTGCAAAATATTTAGATCAAGGATCTAAAATAGAAAATCTAATCAAAACTTTTAATTTCGCCTTTATTGGAGAGTTTGTAGAAAGAAAAAACATACAGGCTTTAGTTAAAGCTTTTCATACAGAGTTTGAATTAGACGAGCCTGTTAATCTATATATTAAAACATCTCAACAGAGCTTGGAATATGTTCAAAATTATTTTAAGCAAATAAAATCAGGCTTGAAACTAAGAAAAAATTACAAAGAAGAAGTTGTAATATGTGGTCACTTATCTAAAGAAGATTACATATCTGTATTAACTCAGTGTCATTCGTTTGTGATGCCTAGTCGCGGCGAAGGATTCTGTATACCAGCGCTAGAGGCTATGGCCGTGGGCATTCCCGTAATATATACAGAAGGAACTGGAATGGACGATTTTTGCTCTGGCTCTGCGGTTAAATCTTCACAGGTTCCCTGTTTTGGAGCTATATCAACAATAGACTATCTATATACCGCCAATGAAAAATGGAGAGAAATAGACCTAGAAGATCTAATGATTTCTATGCGAGAAGCGTTTATGAAATGGGATACGGAAATCGCTACGGAAGAAAGTCGGGAAGCTTTACAAAAATCAAAAAAGTTTTCTCATAAAGAAATAGGATTAAAGCTCAAGGAGATTTTAAATGACGGCTAATGCCACAAAGAGAAGCATCAGAAATATTATGCGCAGATCTAACCCTCAAGAGAAGCTTAATATATTAACGTTTCCAACCCATGAAAGATATGAAGAGAATCTTTGTAAAACCGGTCACAATTTCTATTCTTTAACGGTTTTACCGGGGAAAGAATGGGATCAAGATTACGCGAAAGCTCCAGACAATTATACAATATTTCACAAAATACCAGATAATGTTGAATTTGATTTAATTTTAGCACACTCGTCTTGCAATAGGCTACAAATAGCGCATGACTATTTGTCTTCTACGCAGGGCGCAACGGGTAATATGTGTCACATTCCTATACTTAGGCATTGTCACGTATTGCCAGATGTGAGATTTGACGTGAATTCACAAATACAAGCCTACGGCTCTATACCTATTGGAGAAAACTCCTTCATATCAAAGTATAACATGAATGCTTGGGGATATTCTGAAGATAATTCAAGCGTTGTAGAACACGGAGTAGATGTAGATTTTTGGCGGCCTGACGATAATATATCTAAAGATAATGTTTGCCTTTCTGTTGTAAATGATTGGCCTAATAGAGATTGGTGCTGCGGGTATAACCTGTGGCGCCAAACAGTTCAGGGGCTTCCGATTAAGGTGTTTGGTAAAAGTCCCGGATTCTCTGAACCCGCAAGTTCTACAGAACATTTGCGAGAAATATATCAATCTTCAACAATATTTTACAATACGTCTTTACATTCTCCGGTTCCTACTGTATTATTAGAGGCTATGGCTTGCGGTTGCGCTATTGTTTCTACTGCAAATTGTATGATACCAGAAATAATTGAGAACGGCAAAAACGGATTGATATCAAATGATCCGCAAGAGTTACGTGGATTCCTAGAACTTCTTCTCAAAGATAAAGATCTTGCAAAAGAACTAGGAGATAATGCTAGAAAAACCATAGTAGAAAAATATAATCTAGAAACATTTGTAGATAATTGGAACAAGTTATTTTACTCTACCGTAAATAATTATAGGAATAAATAATGAAAGTATATTTGTCAAACAAGCCTTCGCCAGACTCTTCGTTTAAACACTGCTCTAATTTAGCATCGTTTGATAGAATGTTTTCCGATAGTGAAGTAACCTCTTTAACAGTGGACGGTTTTCTTTCTTCGTTTTCTTTTGCCGAACTAGAAGAAGCAACTAAACAAGTATTAAAAAAGTGCAGAATAGGATGCAATGTCACTATAATAGAGCCTGACTGCAATATTTTATTTAGAATGTACACTAGGGGAGATGTTGATTTGGCTTATTTTAATGAAATTTTCTTTGAAAGCTCTAAAAAATCTATAATGAATACAGAAAAGCTAGAGCTAATGATCCCCGATAATTTTGAAGTGCAAGAAAAATACATCTCTGAATCTTCACTTTCTGTTTTAAAAATAAGGAGAGCTAAATGAAAGCTCAAACATCGTGCAAAGGCTGTGTTTTTGCAATAAAGCAAGAAGAAGAACAAATTGGATGCGAGCTTTATAGGTCTGAAAAGTTGGGAATCCATAACACCGAAGACGGCGACTATATGTTAGAAAGATTCTGTAATACTTATAGGCCGGAAGAATGGCTATCAGAATTATCTCTTGACGAATATAAAAAAAGACATCAAATTGCAATCAAAGAAGTCGTGCCAAGAATAGGGTTTTTAGTTCTGCTAGACACCTCTAAAGATACTCCTGAAAAGCTAGTGGCTATGGATGATCTTAGAAAAACTATTTCAGACATCAAAAATCAAACGTTACACCAAGCTAGATATGTAATTGTTATTACAGATAAGACGGAGTACAACGAAGAAATACAAAATCTTCTTGTAAACGAGTTTGATCATAATGAAACTCTACACCACCTACTTAAAGTATCAGAAATACCAGAACATAAAATGTTTCTTGTAGACGAGTGTTTTAG